AGATGCTGTCGAGGCTATCAACGTTAACCCTTTTACAAGGGTTGTCAATGTTAGATACACCAATGGTTATGAGTACAAGTACTCAAATGTTAGCAGAGCTAAGATTGTTAATCTTATGATTAACCCTAACATGTCCTTTGGTTTCTGGATTCAAGAGCTCAGCAAGAATGCTGTCCTTGCTCTTGGTTACCTAAGAGGTAACACTGTAGCTACTGGTAAGCTATGCTACCAGCAGACTGGCGTCGGCTACAAAACAGATGCACTACCTTTCTAAGGTAGTTCATCAGCGTCACTGGTGTCTTGCTTGGGTTCGATTCCCAAGGACGCAATAACCCTTTAGGGTTAATTGTCCACCTAACTTTCATCTTGTCATGCTAGTCCACATCACACCTAAGTCATCCAACGCTAAGACTGGCAAGATGCCAGTTACCACAACAGAGGAGAGCTCATGCCCAAGCACATGTCCACACCTACAATCCGGCGGTTGCTACGCAAAGTCCGGTCCAGTCTCTTGGCACTGGAAAAAAGTGAGCAACGGTCTACGTGGTGGTTCTTGGTCTGACTTGACTGACTTTGTCAGCAAGTTGGACAAGGGTCAACTATGGCGCCATAACCAAGCTGGCGACTGGGGTTATACTCGTTCTCAAGGACGTGAGTACATCAGACTTGACTTGCTCAAGTCTCTAGTCGATGCCAATAAAGCCAGTGGTGCCAAGGGTTATACCTACACCCATCACGAGCTACACACCCACAACGTGGAAGCGATCAAGTACGCTAACCGCAACGGTTTTACCGTCAACGCATCATGCGAGAGTCTAGCGCAGGCTGACCAAGCCAGAGCTCTTGGTATCCCTGCTGTTTGCGTTGTTGACAATTCTGTCAGCACACCAACACATTCACCGGCTGGTACTCGGGTTGTTGTATGCCCAGCTCAAACACGTGACACTAACTGCAAGGACTGCGGTTTGTGCCAGCAACAAGGACGCTCATGTATTGTTGCTTTCTTGGCTCATGGCTCTCGTGCAAAGCGAGTTAACGAGAGTTGTAGCGTTAGCTAAATATAATTATTAATCGCTGAGATCGCAGGCTATCACTGCGGTCTTGGCATTTTTTTTTCTTTTACACTCATCACAATCATTCACACACATGGACGCACACTCATCACAATCATTCACAAGCACATCGCATGGACGCGACGACTACGGGGAATACGAGATAATTGAGCACGACGGTTATGCTGTTAAACATTACATAGCCTCAGGGACACTACACTCTATGCCCAAGGACGCACCAAAATATCCTGAGCCAGAAGGTGACCCATCATATTAAGAATTGTTACAATAATACACACATGGACGCACCCATGATTATAATTAATAATGAATAGCATTCACTTACTATGACTATCTTTGAGTTCAACGAACAGCTTTGCGAGATCATCGCAGGCGAAGACGGCTACTACAATTATGACAAACAAGAAATTCTTGATTTAGCCAGACAAATGAAAACATCAGCAGAAGAGTATGAGAACTTGCAAGAATGCAAGGACGCAGCAGATGCTCACGAGACCTTTTACCCAAACCTTTGCGACGTATGACTACTTACGAAGTTAGAGAAAGAAAGTTAGTTTATCACTACTACAGAGTAGAAGCTAACTCAAAGAAAGAAGCTAAGCTAAAGGCTCAAGACCCTGCAAACTTACCTGAAAGGGTAAACACCATTGTCATGATGCCAGAAATAGACTATGCTGTACAAGTATCACCCGAAGGAGAACTAATCCAATGACCATCGACGTCACACAACAACTCAATTACTCACAGGCAGTACGCCGAGCACGTCCCGAATGGGATGATGACAAAGTAAGACGAGCTGCTGAGTTCCTTGTACTATACATGGACGTCAGGCTCAAGCCATACAAAGTCAATGAAAAGCTCAACGAGTTTGACAAGGACGGAGGCTTCTTGTTCTGATGGAATACCATGACCTGATGAAACAAGCGGAAGACTTTAACAAAAAGCTCCACCGTACCAAGGACGTGAACATTGCTGACATCCTCACATACGAGGACAGGGACGCAATAGCTAAGATCGTGGACAACAGAGTTGCCAAAGAATATGGCGACATGTTTCCATTCAAGTGGCAGTTTAGCTGCTCCGGACATTTTATTTGTTGACATGATTTACAAAATCGACTACTGTATTAAAGGTCAGCCTGATCGCAAGTCACACTTGTATACATGGGCAGGCGATGACGAAGATGCAGCTTATTATGCCCTTGACTGGGTAGTAGCACACAATTACAACCTATTGAACGTATCACGAACATGAAACGACGTAAGTACTACCCAAACAACTGGGATGCTATCAAGCAATGCCCACCAAACTACTTCCCTGCTATGCCATACGAAGAGTTCAAGGACTGGAAGATATTTGGTTATCAACTACCCAGCTCACACTTTGGCATAGTCAGAGTCGAAGACCTACAAAAAAATACTATCGTTGAGTACACCTACAAGACTGAGCATCACACAAAACAAAGACTCAAGAAAGAAGTAGGTGGACATAAACGTGTTACACTTGCTACAATGGATGGGGTGTATCACCTTATTCCTAATCCACTCGATTTTAACAATGACAAAGAAAACATTTGAACGTAGGTTACAACAACTTACAACACTCGTGGCTAACCATCCACATAAGAAAGAGCTTATAGCTCTAATGATAGAACAGATTAACGACGACAACTAACCCAATCAATGCTTACAGAACAACAGATTGAAGATCAAAAGGAGTTCGAGCGTAAACAAATTAGTGGCGGACTAGATAGGCTACACTCTAATACTAAGAAGTTAGAGGAAAAGACCTACGCATCCGCCACTGTTTATGGCTCAGCATGTATGAGCTCCATACTACCTGATCTTATTTCGTTTATCGAAAGTAAGAAAGAAAAGTACAAAAACATTGCTGGTAAAAATGTTGTTGTGTTTCACAATCACATTCTGCCGAACGACTCAGCTATCCAAGCAATGCTTGCATGTAAAGTTGTATTCGATCACGTATTCTCACCAACATCTAAAAAGCATAACTTAACAGCCATAGCCAGAGCTGTAGGTGCAGCACTTGAAGGTGAGGCACAGATGGAATACTACGAAAAAGAAGCACCAGCTCTCCTTGCTACGCTTAAAAAGAACTACTGGCACCAAGCTAGAGGTACAGAATACAAGCGTAAGTGTATACAGACACTGATGCATAAACAGAACATAACACCTTGGATTGGTTGGGATTCAACCTCAAAGATCAAGGTCGGGGTGTTCTTTATTGACTGCATATGTGAGGTTTCTGGCTGGTTTGAGAGAGATTTAATTTACAAAGGCAATAAGAAATTTTCAGTTATTAATCCATCCGAAACGTTAATTAAACACCATGACGAAATCATGCGAATGGCAGAGCTGTTTAGCCCTTTGGCTAAGCCTATGCTTATCCCTCCTCGCAACTGGCATCCACTCCAAGATGGTGGTTATTATCTAAATGATTTGACAAGATGTCATCAACTTATACGAAGGAGCGATCCCACATTAATACAGGGAGAAATTACCTACGAGTTTATTAACAAAATTCAGAAGGTTTCTTACAAGCTAAACCCTTTTATAGTAAAGGTAGCGAAGGAACTAGAAGAACGAGGAATTAGCGTAGGAAAATTTAGACCTGTTATCCAGCATGAAGTACCTCCTAAACCATTTGATATAGACACAAATGAAGAGAGTAAAAGGAGGTGGAAGACAGAAGCCAAGATAGCTAGAGAACTCCAAAAAGCAGAAGTACGTAAGTCTTGTAGAACACGTATGACTATGGAAGCAGTGAGAGAGTTTGAGGGTGTAGAGTATTTTATACCTTGGAGCTTTGACTATCGTGGTAGAGCTTATCCTATACCTAACTTACTTACACCACAAGACACTGACTTTGGAAAAAGTTTAATCTTGTTTAGTAAAGGTGTAAGGATAACTAAGAAAGGCATGGACTGGATAAAGTTTCAGCTCGCAACAACGTATGGACTTGACAAAGCAACCATGCAAGAGAGACTGGAATGGGTAGACAAGGCAGAGAATAGAGAGTTAGTACATCGTGTGTGGTCTGACCCTATCGGCAACATAGCTGACTGGGAACATGCAGACGAGCCTTGGTTATTCTTGGCTGCTTGCAACGAATGGTACGAACTACATTACGAGCATCGTGTTCACACACACTTGCCCGTCGCGGTAGACGCTACATGTAGTGGTCTCCAGATTCTCGCCGGTCTCAGTAAAGACGCGTCCACTGCTCGTATGGTAAATGTCATAGGGAGTGAAAAACCCCAAGATGCTTATGCAACTATTGCATCACATAGCATGGACGCTATCCCTGATCGGCTAAAACCCCACTGGGACAGAAAGGTTACAAAGCGTTGTGTGATGACCATACCATACAATGCTAAACCTTTCTCCAACCGATCTTATATCAGGGACGCCTTCAAAGAAAAAGGCGTAGATGTAACTAAAGAAGAACTAACACAATGCGTGACTGCTGTACGTGCTGCGATGAATGTCGTTGTCCCGGGAGCTATGAACGTAATGAAATGGATAGAAACAGAGATAGCTCGTGCTATCAAGTCTGGTGCTGCTGAGATTAGATGGACAACACCATCAGGTTTCATAGTCAAGCAAAGACTTATGAAGACAGCCAAGAGTACTATCGAGTCTCAACTAATGGGACGTGTCAAGATATCTATTTCAGGTGCAGAGACAGGTGTTGACCTGAAGCATCACAAAAATGCTACCGCACCTAACTTAATTCATTCATTGGATGCTAGTCTTCTACACATTGCAATGACAGATGTGGATTTTCCCATTGCATTGATACATGATTCAGTTCTATGTAGAGCTACTGATATGTGTACCCTTTCCACATTGGTACGCAAAACTTACATGTCTCTGTTTGCAGAACATGAACCACTAACCGACTTCGCCCTAGCAATAGGAGCTGAAGAATTACCACCGATTATTGGCGACTTACAACCAGAAGCCGTAATTGATTCACAATACTTTTTTTGTTAATGAGAAACATACACGTAACACCCGAGCCTGTAACCCTTGAAGGTTACCAAGCTGTGTTAAAGCCAAGTAAGTTTGGCTATTCATTAAAAGCTATAGTTGGAGAAGAATTAATCTCTAAACTAGAAACAGAGAGAGACGACTGCCTCAAGTGGGCTGAGTCAAAATTAAAGAACCCAAAGAGATCAACACTAAAACCTACCCCATGGGAAGAAGTTAGTGAAGGTAAATATCTAATTAAGTTCTCTTGGTCAGATGATAAGAGACCTCCAGTTGTAGATACTGAGGGTACTCCTATTACAAATCAAGACACACCAGTGTATTCAGGCAGTAAGGTTAAGCTTGGATTTACACAAAAGCCATACATTCTCAGGGACGGTGTAACTTATGGTACATCACTTAAATTATCTGGAGTCCAGATAGTAAGTATACAGTCAGAGGTAGGTGTAGACACAGGCGATTTAGATGAAGCAGGAGCAGCAGAGCTGTTTGGTAATACTGCTGGATTTAAAACATCTGAACCAAACGTAACACCTGACACAACACCTAGTTCTGTAGAGGATGACTTTTAGATCAGGTCTAGAAGAAAAGGTAGCAGACCTACTGGTATCACTGGGCGTCGACTATGAATATGAGGAGACGTCCTATCCTTACACAATACAACATCAATATACTCCCGACTTTGTATTACCAGATAGCGGAGTAATCCTTGAGGTCAAAGGGTATTGGGACCCACCATCAAGGCGTAAGATTAGACAAGTAATCAAAGACAACCCAGACATAGACCTTCGCATGGTGTTTCAGGACCCTTACAAAAGAATTAGTAAGAAGTCGAAAACAACATACGCGAAGTGGTGCGAGCGTTACAGCATCAGATGGTGCGCTGCACATTGCATACCAGTGGATTGGTTAAAATGTGGGAAATAAACGACAACTTGCATATTCACACACATCATGTCGACAACCAACCTATTTGTGAGGTAGAAAACTTCTACAAACACCCCGAAAAGGTCAGACGTTTCCTATTTAACAGGGATGCACCAGCATGGAAAGGTACTCAAGAAGGTAAATATGATGACAGAAGGTACACGGAATACTGTGAACCTCTACCACCATTTGACTTTTTAAGAGACTTTACAGGACTAAATTGGACTAATAGATTAATTACTAATCAGACAAGATTCAAGTCTTTTCCGTACAAAACACATTACTGGTGGATACATAACGACCCATGTTTAAATGCAATAGTTTATTTCAACAAAGATGACGAGGTAAACGGTACAAATTTGTACAAACCACCTTACGAACCAACTACATTGGAGAATGTAGAACCAGAAATACCAAAACAAGACGTTGAATTGCTTTATCACATCAAGCCTACATACAATAAGTTAGTGGTATTTGATGGTCAGTATTTTCCACATGGTATGGCAATAAATGACGACAGATACTTTGGTAACACTTACAGAATAAATCAAGTGTTTTTTCAATAATATGTGGAAATTAAATTTAGATACTGAGGTAAAAATCACCAAGTTAAAAGGTAGTAAAATATATACAATAGATGATGTATTTGCTGAACCAAAAAAACTAGAACGATTTTTATTCTCTCGACACACTGCCCTTGTCGAAGATAAGGAACCATGGCAAGCGAATGGTGACCAATTCCTAAAAGGCAGATACCATGATTTTAAAGACAAAGCTGCACCACTTGTTTGGTTAGCGTCAAAATTATGTGAACAGAAACCCTCTTTCTTTGGGTCTTTTAAAACTAACCAAGAGTGTTGGTTGAAATCAGACTACAACGACTGGGAAAATAACTATTGGTTTCCGCATCTAGACAATGGTTATAATTGTATTGTGTATTTCAATAACGATACAGTTAATGGCACAAATTTATATGACCCAGCTTTGAAAGGTGAAGAATGGTTCAGTAAATTGATGCAAAAGGTACCAACAGGACAACAGCCTTGGCTAATAAAATCAAAAGTTAAATTAGTGAAGCACCTAAAACCTAAATACAATCGTATGGTTTTGTTTGATGGAGCTTATTTTCCTCATTCAACTGCCATAAATAATAATCGTTACATTGTAGATACCTTTGAAGGTATTACAAGAAACAATATGAGATCAAATTTATGTTTTTTCTTTCACCCAGAAACAAATGACAAAGAAACCTAGAACAAAATCCCCAAGTGACATAAGAGTCATTGACAATTTTTTACCTACAAATGAGTTCATAACAATCAAAGACTTATTTGTAGCTGGTAATGCTCCTTGGTATAGAGCTGAAGGTATATCAGGAGATGATTCAACAAATGCTTTAGTTAATCCATTAGACAATTATTACTTTACGCATTTATTATATTTAAACTATTTACCTCGTTCTGATTATTGGGAACAGGTACACACTGTCTTAGAAAGTGCTATACAAAAACATTTAGGAGTACAATTTAGAGCTATTACTCGTATAAAAGCTAACTTCTATCCTAGAACAGAGGAAGTTCAAGTACATCCATTCCATGTTGATAGCGCAGGACAATCCAATCTTCAAGGTATGGTGTTTTCATTAAATACTTGCGACGGTTACACAGGATTTCTTGACGGAACTGAGGTTGATAGTGTTGAAAACAGAGCTGTGTTTTTTGATTCAACTCAAAAGCATCATTCAACTTCTACAAGTAATGCTCCATATAGATTGAACATTAATGTAAACTGGCTGTAATGGCTGAGTTTATACGTCACGAGCCATGTGAAACATGTGGCTCTTCAGATGCTAAAGCTATTTATGATGACGGCAGTACATTCTGTTTCAGTTGTCAAACAGTAACAAGAGAAAATGAAACCCACCAAATGCAAAATGTACAATACAAAGGAACAGCCCAACGACTTGCCAAAAGAAACATCAGCGAAGCAACCTGTCAGCACTACAAAGTCTACAGGGATGGAGAATTTCTACGCTTCCCTTATTACGGCAGCGACAAAACACTTCAAGGGTTTAAAACAAAAACAAAACTAAAGGACTTTAAGTATGAAGGTAATACTACTGATACTTTGTTTGGTCAGTCTCTTATACCTTCTACTGGTAAACGCATCATGGTCTACGAAGGCGAGCTGGATGCACTATCGGGCTGGGAGGCTTACCCGAACTGGGCGCATGTCTCGCTTCCTCATGGAGCTGCGTCGGCTAAAAAGGATATACAAAAACAACTTCAGCTCTTTCAAGGTTATGAAGAGGTTATCCTTTTCTTCGATAAAGACGAGCCGGGTAACATGGCGACGGAGGCAGTGGCTGCGCTCTTACCGTCTGGGAAAGTTAAGATTGCTCATTTACCAGACCCGTATAAAGATGCGTCTGACGCACTGCAAAATAATGATGCTGAGGCGATCAGGAAAGCTATCTGGAATGCTTCGCCGTATCAGCCGGATGGAATAGTAGACGGTAAATCATTACTAGAATTAGTAACAAACCCTAGCCCACCTTGCGACTTTGAGTACCCATTTGCAGGACTGCAACGTATGACTCATGGTTGTAGATACGGAGAACTTACTGTAATTACAGCAGGAACGGGTCAAGGTAAGTCAACGTTGACAAGACAGTTAGCAACTCACTTATTAAACTTAGGCGAGCGTGTTGGATACATTGCTCTGGAGGAGTCAAACAGGAGAACAGCT